GGTTTGGCATCAATTAGTTCTTCCAAGTTGGTGGCAGTTGTTAGGATGGTCATTAAGAAGTCCTCTTTGGTTCCGATAGATGTTTTGATAAACGCCTCGGTCTCTCTTCGTTGTTCTCCGGTGAAGTTTTGTAAACTACCATCAGACAATCTTTTATAGAAGTCCAACTCGGTTTTAACCGTCCATTCGTTTTTCTTTGATAACTTTCTCTCAATATTTCTCAATATGATATATTCCTCACCATCGATTGTAATCTCACCTTTTACCGCAACTTTGTTTCTGTCCGTAAACCTGTTGAATATCTCCTCCGCTTTGGATGTCTTGGTGGTCTCATTAAAGAATAAGAACATAAGTAAATCCACAGTCAAAACTGTCTTACCCCCAAAGTTAGGTGGATTTGATTCAACAACCGTAATCCCATCACACTTCTCAAAGTCTATCTTCTGATTCTCACCATAGGATAAGAAGTTTGAGAACTCGATGTTCTTAATATACCACCTCTTAAACGGAGTGGCATCGGTTTGGTCCTGTAACAATTTGTTATCCACAATACTATTAAGTTGGTAGATATCATCATAGTGTTCCATATTTCCTTTTGACTCCAAGAATGAACGAACTAATTCTAATTGATAGTTCTCATCTAAGATGTTAAAGGATATGTCTACGGTATGTGTGGTGTCGTCAGCAACCTTTGTCTTCGTGATTACGTTGACGTTGGTTGTGTTGTACTTCTTTTGGAAGTAATGACGAACACTCTTTATCTTTTCTTGTGTAAAGTTTTCCGCATAATCCTCCCATACAATCTGTAGGTAAGGATTATCAAAACTTGTAATATCTAAATCTTTTGTCATTATTGTGTAATTAAATTCTAATGGGGGATTAAATAAATCCATTTGTGTTTTACTATACAGCAACCTCAGGTGTTACAACCTCAGCATCGGTCACGTTAATTTCATTTACATCACCGAGAACCTCAGCGTTAATATCCATCATCTCACCATTATCATTTTGATACTGAGCCTTTAATACCTCCATTTGTTTCTCAAACATTTCTTTATATTCTGTTTGAGCTTTCTTTCTCATCCCATTAAGGTTTTGATTTCTTAATGTAACTCTTTTTTTGTGAGCCTTTGCTCCACCACGTAATTTTGACTTTGGCATAATTGTTTTTATTTAATTGTTATTTCTAATTTCATTTATTTGTTCTTCAGTAATATCCGGAGCGTTTCTCAATTGTTCCATCTGTTCATCACTAAGACCCATTTCAACATCAACCATACTTTGAATTTCCTCTAAAGTCATTCCCGGTTCATTATCAAGTCGGTCTTTAATCTTACCAGTTAATCTATCAATAATACTTTGACCTAAATTTTTATCTCTTTCTGAGATTGGTGGGGGTGGTACATCATCGTCATCATCATTACGATAATAATCCAACCAATCCGGTCTCTCTTCAATTTTAATATTACCAACCTTTTCAATCAGTTTTTGGACTTCCGTTTTAGAACCTTTTAATATTTTAGATAACTGAACTTTTTTTTCAATATTCCTAAACCTATTATAATAATCATTAGTCTTTGCTCCGTGAAAATTAATATCTGTTTTGTTATCTTCTAAGTAATCAATAATATCGATAACCTCTTGACTTTCATCTCTAAATCCCATCATACCAATTAAATTAAAAAAATCATCACATTTAATGATATTTCTTGTCTCAGTTTTATTACTTAGATACTTAATAACTATTTCACCTACATTACGTTTCATATTTTAATTTTTTGATGGTCTATTAACTTCAAACCATTCTACAATTGCGTTTATAGCCCATACAGCTCCAGAGGATAAAATCCCATCAAAGAACCAACTAATCCATAGTGGTGTTGAGAACAATTCATATGTTGGCGAGAATACTGTAAGAGATAATACAAATCCACCCCATGTACTAAAACACATTGGACATGATAATATTCCCGATATGAAGTTACCCACCTCATAAAAAGGTATTACGGTTATTTCCCCCCATTTTTTAAAAAAGTTTCTGAATCCCTGAAAAATTGACCCATAGACCATAATGTTCATAAGCCCGTAGCTTAAAATGAACCAAGTTAAAATTTTAATCATATTATATTATTTAGTTTATTTATTTTTTTCAAGTTCTTCAATCCTTAAGTTCTTTAAAGATAGTTCTTTTCTAAGTTTCTGTAAAGTTTCTTGGAGAAGTTTTACCTTATCATTTGATTCAGGTTTGTCACAAATTTTATCTATATTTGTGACAGGAACTTCCACTATAACTTCTTTAATAACTTCAATCGGAACTTCTACCCGTATTTCACGAATTACCTCAATTTCTACCTGTTTTTCACCAACAATATCTGTTTTTCCTGAATCGTCTCCAAGTAGTCCATATTTTTTTATGTTAAACCCTTCGGTATAACATTTGGTTATGAACTTATCCACATCCTCAATATTGTTTAATTTACAATATTCTTTGACACTACTTAATTGACTACTTGTTAACTTGATTTGCTGCACGTTCTTTGTCTTCTTGTTCTATTTTTTTAAGTAATTCTTCCCACTCCTCATCGGAGAATTTGTCTCTAAGATTTCCCATTGTTATTTAATTTTTAACCCACTAAAATACTCAAAGTCAATAATTGTAAACTCTTCAGTTCTTCCCGGTGTGGAATTATTATATTCCACAATCACTTTGGTATTAGTTATTTCTTTTATAGTCACATTAACCGGTGATGAAGACCCCAAATCTAAATTAAGTGTTCTACCAATTACATTATTTTCCACTATTAACTAATTTTTCTGTTCCGTTTATTATATCATCAAATGATTTCATCTTAAATGATAAGAAAGGTTTTGGATTATCCAAATCAACAAATGAATAATCATCTGTCTCAAGATTATAGATACCGAATCCGTGTTTGGTTATTGTCTCACCATAGTTCTGTTGAATTGTTGAACCAACCATATACGCTTTCTTTCCACCCGGAATGTTGAAGATTTGTCTTTTGTGAATATCACCACATAATACCAAATCACATCCGTCAAACTTATCAGTTTCAAATCCTGTCTCAAATTTATACCCAATATCAGTTGTTAATCCCTGAACCGGCCCATGGAATAAACCAATCTTTAATCTACCCGTTTTTTCAATCTCAGGTGGGATGTTATGGTCAAGTAATGAATACACTACCCAATCAACATTATCGTCCTCGTATTCTCCTCTGTTCTTCAAATAAACGATGTTGTCGTTTTTTAAGGAATCAATCACCGGTGTAAGAGCGTCCAACCTTGAGGAGTTACTTTCCAAGAAGTCGTGATTTCCAATAATAACTATGGTTTTGGCAATCTGAGAACATTCCGTAAGAATCCAAGCAACAAACTCAATAAGTTCAGGAGTCATTTGATTTTTGGAATGAACTAAATCTCCGGTGAAGACAATTCTATCCGGAGCAATCTCTTTGAATTGTTCCAACATATTATTCAAGATTCCTCGATATAAGTCGTGGTCTTTAAACAATCGTATGTGTAAATCACTAAAATGTACTATTTTTTTTATCATCTTATTTTTTTATTTTCCAATTTAATAATACCCATATTAAAAACATAGTTGGTATTCCCACCCACCATATCCATTCTCTATTATATGTTAAACCACCAACTTTACCGAATATATAAGACATTGTCGGTATTAACCATAACGATGCGGTACAAGGTGCACAAACATCTTTTCGTTTAAATAGTTTCATTACTTATCAAATAATTTAAAATCCTCATTTACGTGACCACAATCATCACATCGATAAGTTGGAAATGGAACTATAGTATCTTCCTGACTTCCTGTTAATAATTTGTTTACTTTTTTTATCATAACAACTTCTTTGAAGTAGATGCAACTACACTCACTACACTCAACCGTTGGTTGTTTTTTTAAATCAATCTTTGGTTTCAATAAATCGTCCATATGTTTTTCTTTTAAATTTAGTTAATTTTTATTTCTTAGTCAAATACTTTTTCATATCCATATCCAATATGGTTTGTTGAACTGATTTTGGTATTCTAAATTCTTCAAATGTTCCATTATCTTTAACAAGAACAATAATACATCCAAATACTTTAATGTTTTCGTATTTAGACCCTTTCAACATCTTTAATAATAGCTTACAATAAAATGGTAATTGTGTTGAATAATGTCCAAGAGCGGTATCATCTAACTTTTCGAAAGGATATTTCATTTTTTTGGTAAAATAACTCGCCTCAAAGTTTTTTGGTTTATTAGTTTTATAATCCGTACAGATAATACCAATCTCAGTTTTATCTTTATTCTCAATTAACCACATTTTATCGGGAGCACCTGTATAACCATACTCATAGTCACCAAGAATTAACTCTGTATCCAACAATAACGCTCCACGCTCTTTCATAGTTTCTAAAAAGTTAGTTCCGGCAGACACCATAGAATCACTACGTAATATCTGTTCAAAATTACACTCAAATTCAGGTTGTCTAACTTCCTTATCCAACTCAAACATCTCTAAAGATTTTTTTTCCAATAAAAAGTGAGTTCTACTTCCCACATTTATTGAATAGTCGGCAGCGGCTTTCCATTCGGCCAATAATTGTTGTTGGACTTCGGGGTCTCCATTCGCCTTCTTTAAAGATATCCCTTCAGAATCAAATTCTGTGTAAAATGACTTCATTACTTTACTTACCGAAGGCCAATCACTTTTTAATTCACCTTTGGCGTTTTTCATCGTGTAGGTATGTGTGTCCTCCACAAATGTAAGTTCAAGTTCTTGTCGTCTTTTTTCTAAAATATCTAATATTTCAGTTGCAACATTTTTTAATTTATTCATATTATTTTTTTTCCTTTTTTATAATTCTCATTACACCACAATGGTTGTAAATTAGTATAATGACATAATTTATAAACATCCTCTTCTGTTTTAGCTGAAGATATCGGTATTATATGGTCTATATGCCACCCCGTGTGTTTATGATTATCCCAAGACATACCTTCGGTAAATTGTCCTTCAAGATAAATTTTTAATTCTTCAGGAGTACAACCTACAATATTATAGGTGTTATTAGTTTTTATATCAAAATTAACACTTTTAATAAAAAGTTTAACCCTATTTCTAATATTAAATTTTAATTTATACAAAATGTTATTATCATAATTTTTTTGATGTCGGTAATTTCTACTTTTTTTAACAGATTCATCATTATTTTTTTGATAATTAACCTGTCTTTGAATTTCATTTTTTCTATTTTTATAATAAAAATTTTTATACTCTAACGATGTGCATTCCCGACATCGGTATCTCAAACCATCAGATGAATACTTATCTTTATTATAATCACAAAGTAATTTTTCAACACCACACTTTTTACAAACTTTTGTTTCCATTTTCTTTATAATCTTCTAATAATTTATTAACTAACGAAGACAAGTTAATATGAAGATTCCTGTAGTATTCTAAAATCTCAGGTTTAAGAGCAATAGATATACTTTGTTTTTTTTCTTCGTTATTTTTTTTGTTTCTTCCCATATTATATAAATATCATAGTTTTATATAAAGTTGTTATTTTTAACAACTTTATTTCATTGTATAAAAGTAATCACTAATGTTTCCCCTTAAATCGGCAACATCAGCATCACCAGTTAATTTTATTAATTTTACTTTACCATATAATCTACCCCCATTTAAATTATGGTATAATTTAATAGCATCTTGGAAGGCGTCACTATCCAAACAAATAATTATATTACCATTCGCCTTCTCATACAGTGTATTAAGTAATAACTCAGACATATGTTTTCCCAACATAGAAATACTATTAGGTAGAAAGATAGCATCAAACGCTCCCTCACAAAGATGGATGTCAGCATTCCAATTGATTGTACTCTCAAAGAAGATTATCTCATCTTTAGCTGCTTCCGGATTCTTGTACTTAGCTCGGCTATTTGGGTCCCAACTTCGAGCAATGAAATAGTTTAACTCATCCTTTATATCATAGGAGGGTATAATTATCCTACCAGAGAACGCACCTTTATCACAGAACCCAATACCATACTTTTCAATAATCTTATCGGTTATTCCTCGTTGAGTTAAATAGTTATACGCCTGACGACGAACTGGATAAACCAAACTACTATCCTTGAATTTTGTGAATCCCTCAGGTAGTTTTAGTTTATCAACTCGTTTCTCTTTTGGTTTGTGATTCTCAGGTTGGAGTAGATTGTAGATTTTTTTTTGTTTCTTGTTACCAAAATTATCTATAAGTTTTCCAAGAGGTCCTTTGGTATTATTCTCATCACCACAACTCCAACACTTAAATACGTGGTCAAAATAATTTACCTCCATATTTCCTTTGTGTTGGTCCTCATCACATATCGGACAGTCAAAAGATATTTGACCCTTCGATTCGTAATGAAGTTTCTCATCACCCAAAATTTCGTGTAGTATCTCTAATAATATTTCCGCATCGTCTGACATAGGGGCAAAGATAAGAATAAAATTATTATTATCAAAACTTTATTAGTTTTTTAATCCTACTATATTTATGATAATAACTTTTAACCAAATGCCAACAAATATTAATATCAATAATATATCCGGAGCAACACCCTTTAATGTTTATCTATGTGATTCATTAAATGTTACTTGTGTATATATTAACACAATACCATCATCATCGTTACCTTACGATTTTCAGGTTCCTTCAATTATGGAAGGTCAGATATCATTTAATTTAAAAGTTGTTGATAATAATGGTTGTACCTCAATCTCAAATATAGTAATCTAATATGGCTTGTAATTCAACATATTGTGTAAATAATACCGGAATAGTAGGTGCCGACGATAACTACATAACAGGTGGTACCTATAATGGTTACACATATTGGACGGGTCAAACCAGTGGTTGGACTATATATCATACAACGGGGACAACTAGTGAATGGTGTTTATCTAATATTCTTGGAGGTACTTGTTATTTAAGTGGTAAGTATCCATCCACAAGTATCTGTCCCGACTTATCAACATCCTATGTCTTTAGTGGTATATGTTTAACACCTACACCAACACCAACTCAAAATTGTGATGTTTTAGATTTTACAGCAATCTTTGATTGTGAATTTATCCCAACACCAACTCCGACACCAAGTGCTAGCGTAACTCCAACACCTACGGTTACACCAAGTTCAACAAACTATTGTTCAATAATCGGTATTGATGCTAGTGGTTACACATATACTCCGACACCAACACCAACACCAACAGTAACACCAACTATGTATGACGAAAACAATATATGGTCTAAATTACCTTTTAACTCACCATTAATATCTAGAAATTGTTTGATTGATGGATTTGGTAGTTATTCCGCAATCACAGGTCAAATTATTTGTCCGGGAGTATTGAAGTTTCAAGATTGTTATAATGGCGATTTTTACTATTGTACTGATGTAACCGGAACCCCAACAGGATTTGAATTTGATTTATATATTGTTTTAGGGGCAACTGTTAATAACAACGGTGTGACCGAAACAAGATGTATATCTTACCTTGGTATGGATTATGACCACGGAAATATTAACACAATTAACATAACTACTGGTCCTTACGGTTTTTCATATGAAGACGGTGCTTGTATATATTGCCAATCAGCAATTGTTCCAACCCCAACACCAACACATACTTCAACACCTACCCAAACACCAACAATGACTAGAACTCCAACACACACACCGACCGGAACACCGGGAGCATCACCAAGTCACACACCAACACAAACTCCGACACATACACCAACAATGACTATGACGATGACTCCAAGTACAACACAACTTAATTGTTCTTTATGTAACCCATCGTTCCCTAATCAATTACCATCAGTTTATGCTTATTTAACTAAAGACATAAACGTTATTCCACCAGCAGGATATGGTATTTACATTTATTTTAAAAAATCATCAGAACCTATTAGTTGTTATAGTACTTTAGGTGGTTCATCATTATTTGGAACACCATTATTTGGACATTACACAACATCTTCAGTGATAACACCACACTTTATTAATTCATTATGTTCGGGAGAAACTTATAATTTTTATATCACAGAACAAGGAGCCACATATGTTAGAAACTCAATCACATTCGGTATTGGTCAAGGTACCGTTGTACCAGGACAAGCTGTTAACGCAACATACACGGGGTACTGTGGTCCGACTAATCCAGCAACAATAACAATAACCGATAATTCACCACTTTATTTTAACATACACATTAATGGTACTAATTGGTTATACTGTCCTTAATTTATGACATCAATAACATTAAATACAATAACAGGATTAACATACCCATATAATATATATGTGTGTAATGTCTATGGTAATGATTGTGTTTTAATATCAACCATCACAACATCTGTACCACCAATAAACGAAATATTATTACCATTCCCATTTGACATGGCACCCGCTGTCGGTATTAAAATAATAACATCCGATGGTTGTGAAAGATTTAAGATTATTGATTGTAATATGTTATCACCAGCATTTATCTCTGTTTGGAGAACAACAAGTTCATTTGAGAGTATTACATTACCTTATGAGTTAGATGGAACATACGATGGAATAATAGATTGGGGTGACGGCACTTTTTCATCTAACTCATATTCAAATAGTTCCCACACTTACGATGTAGCTGGAACCTATACAATAACCATCAAAGGAATTATAAATGGGTGGTCGTTTATGTCTTCACCCTATTCTGTAAATATTATTGAAATATTACAGTGGGGTTGTCTTCAATTAGGTAATAGTGGTAGTAATTTTTACAATTGTTACGATTTATCATTAACAAATGTTACAGACACACTTAATTTATCCGGAATATATAATTTAGAAGATACATTTGCGTCATGTGTTTCATTAACAACAATACCGTTTATTAATAATTGGGATGTTAGTAATATTACCACCATGTATGGGATGTTTGATGGTTCAGGATTTAATGACGATATAAGTTCATGGGATGTATCGAACGTTACTCAAATGAATAGTATGTTTTCAAATTCAATGTTTAACAGTCCTATCGGTAATTGGAATGTTTCAGGCGTTACTAACATGAATGATATGTTTGCGGGAACGGTATTCGACCAAGATATTAATTCGTGGGATGTTTCGAACGTTACCGAAATGAATCAAATGTTTCAAAATTCACTATTTAACCAACCATTATCCGGTTGGAATGTGTCAAATGTCACAACAATGGTTGCCATGTTTATATTTTCATTATTTGACCAAAACATTGGAAACTGGAATGTATCAATGGTTAATGATTTTACTTCATTCATGGAAGATAAAACCCCATCAACGTTTTCTTCAAATAATCTAGACTCTATATATAATGGGTGGAGTTCATTACCATCACTTCAACTATCACTTAATATAAAGTTTGGTGATGCACAATACACATCATCCAGCCAATCCGGTAGAGATATCCTAACCAATCCAGTAATTTCCGGTGGTTATGGGTGGAATATAACTGATGGTGGTGTTATTTAGGATTCTTACCCAAGTTTTCATATATCCTTAGAAGTTTTAAGGATTCGTAATAATTTTTTTCAAGTCGTTCCAATTCTTTTTCAGGAACTCCTTTATCACAAGCCAAATCATATAGTTCTTTAGCTTCCGTAACAATATTGGATATGGTACTAATAAGTTTCATACTAATAAATATCACCAACCACACCATTTATTAAAAGTAAATGTCAATTATATTTTAATAAAATCAAACTTTAGATTATTTATAATAAAACAATTAATAAAAATGGGTAGTATTATACATTATTTTAGCGGATGTTGTGGTGGGGTCGAACCTTTTGGAATTACCTCAGGTACCACCGATGATTGGTCTTCTTGGTTTTCCTATCCTGAAGGTAAAACATATCCACTATCTATCGAAACTTTTAAGGGATGTGTTACTTATAGTGGTAGTTCATTATCATCTGTCGGTAATTATCAAATATATAACACAACACCAATAGGTCTTCAATGGGAGAGCGATTGTGAGAAATGTTTTAATACATACCCTTGTTACACACCACCAATTATAACACCCCCAACAATTATTGGTTATAAAAATGAATGTGGGATTATTACAATATTACCAATGGTTGTTGATTGTGTGGTATCTAACCCTACATCATACGACAGTTATGATGGTCAAGTATCTCTTCTAATATCAGGAGGAACTCCCCCATATGAAACTACTTGGTGGAATACTGGTAATGTATCACCAGCAATTGATGGTCTTGGTAATGGTTATTATACGGCAACAACCGTTGATTACTGGCACGACTATACTGCAATAACAGTTTGTAATATTCATACAGAACGAGACTGTTCATTCAGTGGAACTATTAGTAATTACACACCAACACCAATAGACAACACACATTATTATTATACTATAAGTTTAACTATGGAATCAACATCAGATGGTCCATACACAATTTATTACAATAGTGCACCTCCAGGACCTGCCGATATACCAATATTATACCCATCCGGAGTATTGGCACAAAACATACCAAGAACAACTTTACAATTAGGTATTATCGTCAAAGTACCAAATACAACACCAGTTAATTTAGGTGTTTTCTATATCTATAACGAACATTGTCTAAATAACACAGTTACATTAATTGTTCCAACAGTAAGTTTATATCCTGATTTTTGTTTATCAGTATCAGCACCTAAAAAAGGGGGTATATCTGTAAGTGACACCCATTTTATTTATAATGGATTAGATTCTAATAATAAACCAACTTGGATAGACGAAAATGAACTTAACCCAAATTCAACCATTAATTGGGACGGTACCAGATGGTTATTATCCTCAACAATTTATGGTAATATAATGTTTTCAAATACACAACTAACTTCTTCAATAACATACCCAACAAACTGGTTTGGAACCGGAGGTTTTCCATTACAATCAATAACAACAAATGAAGGTAGTTGTGGTAATGTAAGAAAACAATTACCACCAGTAAGTGTTAATCAACCAACTTGTTTATGTGATGGTAGTATTATATTTAATGTAACATTAGATAACCCTCCATTCAATTACTCAATCGATAATGGTGTGACGTATTCATCATCCCCAATATTTACCAACCTTTGTAGTGGAATTTATTCATTATTGGTTGTTGATTCATTATTAGAATCTTATTCAAGTTCAGTAACATTAGATAAACAACAACAATCCACAACATATAGTATATCACTTAAAACGATTAATACTACACCCGTTAATAATAATATATCATTAGTTAATACTTACGAAACAATCGTCGATGTAAATCCATCATTACCTGATGGTACAACCATCACATTTGATATTATACATAACAATAGTTTTTATTCATCCCCAACAAGTGGAACATCAATATTAACAACCGGAACTGTATTAACTAAAAACATCACACCAATATCAATTAACAGTACAGTAACAGGTAACACACAATCGATTAATACAATCACTAACTGTCAAAAAGAATATGTTTATCAATCAAACATTGATGATGTTTGGAGTTCATTAACAATTTCAAATAATGATACTATAACAATCAATACAACATCAAGAGTTGATAAAACTACATTAGGTGAATGTGTTGTTGGATATTGCACCGATAACTACTCAATTAGTAATCCTGTTATTAGTGGATGCGATTGTTGCTCAATAAAAATTAACTAATAATAAAACACAGAATATTTATACAGTATGGCATATATAGTTAAAAACACATCAGCACTAATTAACACAAGATTAACCGACACAGCTAGACAAAAACTATCTGAAGGTAATTTTAACATCTCCTATTTTCAAATTGGAGATAGTGAAATTTCTTACAACACCTTAAGTGGTGCCCCTTACAATCAATCTTATAATAATATATTAGAACCGAATTTTAATTCACAAAATTCTGCTCAAGGTCAAACTAATAAACAGAATGTTAAATACCCTATTTATGTTAATCAAAATAACAATAGTACTTATGGTATCCCATTCTCAGACCCTGCGGTTTCTCCAATATATAATAGAGCATCAATTAGAGGTTTTTTTAGTGGAGATACAACATCACCACCTTCAAGTTGGAGTGCAAACACTAACACTAATTACGTTATCAATTCTAACTATGTTGTCGATATTTCAACATTCACCGGTGGAACACAAATCAAAATAATTTATTCAGGTTGTAACACCAATATTGTTAGATTACCATCAAAAGGAGATTTAATCACAATTTATTTTGATGGTAATACTAGTTATTGTGGAACTAACATACCTTCATCACCAACACCCACACCAACACCAACGGTTACACCATCATATGATGCTTGTATGCCACCATACCCAACACCAACACCATCATCAACTTGTTGTCTAACAACCCCAACAGGTTGTACTCCAACACCTGTTATTAACACCTTTGTAAATGTTAATAGTTGTCACAATATCTTAACATATAAAATTGTTGATATTTGTTTAAATGTAATAACTTTAGATAGAGTAACACCTAACTACACTTACATAACGTCCGCTTGTACTTATGTTAGAACATTAGTGTATCCACCTAATATGACTTCATTATACGATAGTATAACACCAACCCAACATTGGAACACTGATGTGATTAATTTTGAATCTATTTGTGATACAGACCAATTTGATGTTAAAGTTTGGAATATGAACATTCCTTGGTCTGAAAACCCCGCAGGATTAATTCCAACAATATCTCAAGATTACACACATTTTAATTCTAAATCATATATTGGTACTAAAGAATACTTAGGATATATGTCAAGTAGCGGTCAAACATTTGTTGATAAAGATATGAATGTTGAAGATTCTGTTTATTATTATAATTCATTTAATAAAAAAATTGTTGTTACTCCGGAAGAACAAAAATCAATAGCTATCATTCATTATACAAATAACACGATTGATTTTTTCTATGGTGAAAAATTTGCACTCGAGCAACCGATTACCGGAACAAATGCTGAAGATGTAACAGGAGACGCAAGAAATTTTAAATTACACTTACCTTGGTTAATGTGGCATAAAAACCCTGAGTGCTGTCACGGTGAAACATTCTATGTTTTCCCACCTGAAGACGAGGTACCAATCAATGTGTTTAAAACTCACTATATCAAATCCACTAAAAACACAGATATGAATACACCAGGTATTCGTTATTATATGTTATGGGACACTCACCCAAATAGTGTTAATGGACAACCTAACAGAGTTGGTAAAGTGTTTCCCGACCAAAAAATAATCGTAATCGATGATGAGGAATTAATCGCCGCATTATCTTATAAATCAAATCGTAACTGGACTTTACCATCAGCCACAACATCTCTAATAACACCAAATAGTTGTACTGTAGTTAATGATTCTTCTGGTTTAGGGGTACTATCAGGAACTAACCAAACGATGTATGTTAGTTATTTATTAACAAACTCATCATCAGGAGCAACAAATTCATTACATTGTAATTATTACTCAACAATATTAGGACCAAATGTTAATTGTGGTGTTGCAGGACAACAAGATGTTGCAATCACTTTTGGTGGTGGATTTAATTGTTTAAAACAAATAACAAATAATTCACTAGTTAATGGTTATGTTGCAAACAAATTTCAAATAATCTGCCAAATTGTTGAAAATGGTGATAGACCTGACTCAAATAAATGGAGATTAATTAATTTTACAAATCAATTAAGTGCGACAACCGTAAATAGTTATATTACTCAATCAGGTCTTACCGGTAATACATTCGTTATCACTAAAACTTTATATGACACATCAGAAACTAACAAATATAATTTAAACAATTTCATTTCATTACCATCAATAGGACAAACAGGACAAACTCTTAATTTTGGTGACGAATATTATTTTTACGGTTCCTTAGAAACTGACATACAAGCAACCATCTATGAAATGAGATATAAAATAAATCTTGGCCAAGCCGAGTTTCAACACTCATCCAACCCAAGTTGGTCTCAAGGTGTTACACCATATATTTCAGAAATTGGTCTTTACGATGACCAAATGAATCTTATGATTGTATCAAAGCTACAATCTCCTGTCCTTAGACAAGGAATTCAACAGTTTTTAGTAAAATTTGATTTTTAATATATGAAAAAAACATTAAAAGAAAGCCCTAAAGTACTTGGATTAGATGTCTCAACAAAAACTATAGGTGTCGCATTATTCGACATAGAAAGTAAAGAATTATTGGAATTAACTCACGTATCACCAACACCTAAACCTAAGGAAGATAATAAAATAAAAGAATTACTTCTTAAAGGTGAAATCTTTAGAGCTAAACTTTTAGAATATAAAGATATGGGTATCACTAAAGTAATTATTGAAGAACCTCTATTAAACTCAAATAACGTCTATACCGTTCAAACATTATTACGTTTTAACACATTAGTCACAAAAGAGATATATGATGTTTTAGGGATAGTCCCTGACTTCATATCAACATATAACTCTCGTAAGTTTGCCTTCCCTGAATTAGTTAAAGAAAACAATCAAGGTAAATTTGTACTATTCGGCGGTCTCCCAAAAGATATTGATAAGAAACAAATTATATGGGACTTAATTGCAAAAAAAGAACCACAAATTACTTGGCAATACACAAGAAACAATACACTCAAAAAAGAGAACTTCGACCAAACAGATGCTTATTGTTGTGTCTTAGGTCACATGAGACAAGAAAACATATGGTAATTTAAAACCCCTCTTAACGGAGGGGTTTTTTATTTATTAACAGTATGGTGTCGTACAAGTAGCTCTAAATGTTGAGTAATTACTACTTACGGAACCACCACTAGATAAATTAGCTGTTATTTGTATTCTATAATGATTTACAAAACCACCCGTTACACTAGGACCGTTCCAACCATTAAAACTAGTTGGGTCACCATCAGTAAAGTTAAGTATTGCATCACCAATCCAAGTACCGTTACTCGCAATATTGAATTGTGTAGGGTCAATATTTGTAACATGCCATAGAACAGAATATCCATCAGGACTACTACCAACAATATCAATATCTTCACAAAGTATTTCAAAACTAGTTACCGTTATTCCATTAAAATTATTTAACATCCACACCATTTGTGGTGAATTATTTGATGTATATGAATATGCTGGGGTAGGAATAAAACCACCCTCACTATATGTTGTACTATATAATATTATTGATGGTGGAACACGTTCACACGTTGAGAAAATATCAATAGAATCAGGTTGTGATTTTGCATCACATTTAACAAAATAACCAAAATTAATTACTGTATTACTTGTTTGAGAATATGTTACACCATCATTATATGAAACATTTAACGTAACAATAGTATCACTACTTGATGTTGTTAAAACTATATTAACATAATCACCATTATTTGTTGGTAAAGTATCTAAATATAAACTAACATCAAAGTCATAATCAAATGAATAAATTATTGTATCATTAACATAAATAATACCTATAACATCAGCTTTAGGACAATCACTCCAATTTCTTAAGTTTGTTGGACAATCACTTTTAACCGGGACTGGTAATGATTTTATAACTTCTTTACAATCGTCACAAGGATTTTTAGTGTTCTGACTTGAGAATATTTCACCATAAACATTTGTAAAATAATTATTAGTATAGGTAGTTCCACCATAAGTACTAATTAAATGATTCTCATTATCACTAATTTCAACTAATCTCCAACAAATATTATTATTTAAATCTAAAATAACATCATTAACCATATTACCAACTATTGCCGGTATTGGTTGAATCACTGAAGTAGTTAAATTTGGTCTCGCATCACATATAACATACGCATAATATGTTTTTTTAGATGTCGGTGTTGGTGTTGGAGTCATTGTACTCGTTGGAGTTTGAGTCATTGTAGGTGTATGTGTCGGTGTTTGAGTCGGAGTATGTGTTGGCGTCACAGATGGTGATGCTCCTGGCGTTTGAGTCATTGTTGGAGTCGGAGTATGAGTTGGTGTCATTGTTGGTGTTGGTGTTGGTAAAGCACAAACACAAGCAATCTCATAATGAATTCTTAACTCAACTAAAACATTTGAATTATGTAAAGATTCTAAATCACAATTTGTTGTAACAGTAATAGTATTAGTTAAAGAATTAATTAAAACATTACCGGAACCAATTTGAGGACAGGATTCAATTAATGAAGTTATAACTAAAAACCAATCCTCATCAGATGGATAATCCGTTATTGTTGTACTATGATAAAATAATTCAGTTTTAACACAATCACCAATAGTTGTTGTCGCAGAAAACGTAGCCCCTGTTAAAATACAATTTGAATATGTTGGTTCTGTCAATATTAACTCATTATACCCTTCATAAAAAAATTGTCTAATGTTAGAATTGAGAACAATACTTTTATCTAACGTACCACTACAAACATTGTAAGACCCAATAGAACCTCTTTGTCGATACCCTCCGATTTTATTATTTTTTGTTTTAGAACATCCCGAACTATCAACTATCCTAACCGAATAATCACCAATAGGTAAATCAGGTATAGACATAACTGTAGTTCCAACAGTATCACCATTAAAATATAACGTAAATGGTGGTGTTCCATTAGTTATGTAAGCAGTTATAATCCCATCATCATTTATCGCATTTTGACTTAATAAATGAAAATCTATAGTGTTCGACTCATCTATAGTAAATGGTGTTGATTGGTAACAATATAACGCATCGGTAACACTCGCAACATAATTACCCGAAACTAAATTATTAAAAGTATAAGAAGTTAATGAAGTTTTAATTGATTTACCATCAATTTTATATAAGTAAGGCGGTGTTCCTCCCGATGTAATGTCTAACGTTACAACCCCATCATTACCATCACAAGTAGTTCCTGTTGTAGTAACGGTTAAATCATATAACACATCATTATTAACCGTATACGAATCCATAAATACACAAGACTCAGTACCTGAATCAGAAACAGTTAATAAGTAAGTACCTGAAGATAAATTATTAAAAGTCCAAGTACCACTATTAGATGTTTGACTTATTATATTACCATCAAAATCCGTTAAAGTATAAGTATAAGGTATAACCCCACCAAAAACATGGATAGGACCTATTTGACCTGTCAAATCATTACATTTTGAATTTTTAGTTTCAACTGAAACTGACGAGATTCCCATCGGAACTTGTAAAGTAACTGAGGATATAAAATTACATAATCCCGCATCCGTTACTTGAATAGTAAAAAGACCGGCACTTAACCCACTAAAAGTAACAGTCCTATCAAATGTGACATTTGTAACACCATTTGAACCTAAATAATAAAATGGTGGAGTACCATCAGTCACAACAATAGTAACCTCACCGTCACCACTAAAACACGTTGGTTGTTTTAAATATTCAACACCAAACCCAACAGGCGTTACTTCACCAACAAAACCACTTTTACTAACGCTACAACCTGTATTATCAGTAACTGTAACACTATAAACACCTGTTGATAAATCTGAAATAGAATTTGTAATACTACCATTTGACCATAAATAAGTGTAAGGAGGCGTTCCTGTTAATCCTGAAATAAACATTTTACCTGAATTAACTTTACAACCCGCATCATCCACAATATAAAAATCATAATCAATTGGATTCGATTCTTTAATGATACACGTCTCTGATTTCCCCACACAACCACCACCATCATTAGCAATCACATAGTAAGTTCCTGAGGATAAACTAGTGAATACAAATGTATTAGTATATGACGCACCTGAAGAAACAAACCCCCCTGTATTATTATATAAACTAAAAGTTGGTGTTCCATATATATTACTTGTCGATGCCGTTAAAGAACCATTATTTCCACCACATATTGTATTACTAAAATTTGTTATAGAAACACTAGTCCCGCTAGAAATATAAATATTTACAGGTACTATTGTATTAGGACTACAACTATCAATAATGTTAAAAGTATAAGTTGTTGCCGATAAACTTGTTCGTGAATATGTTGTGGCACTCAAACCTAAAGAAGTCGTTCCGGTGAAGGGTGACACCCATTGAATGGAATAAGGACCCGTACCACTAATGTTAATGGTAAATGACCCTGAGTTAATATTAGCACAATCTCCGGTTATACTAGTATTATATAATATATTACAAGCCATTTATAATGTGTAAGTTATTGTAAAGTTTATTTTTCATATTTACTGACAAGATATACTGTATTGTATTCCCACATTTATAGTTATTGTTTTAGTTGATGGTGTAGTAGCACAATTTGTATCCCAAATTCTGACATAATAAACATTATCAATTGTCTCATAACGATAATCATACCCTAACGAATATATTTGTTGTAAAGTTTGGTTTAAAGCTGTCTCCCAATCAGATAAGTTAGGAACACTATTTGGGAAATAAAGACCCGAACCATGGAAAAATGGTACTTGATTAATATTAAACCCATTTATAGTAATATCAACAAACCAATCACTACTAATCGTATCTTCATCACATCCTTCTGTATTCACAACATCAGATAATATCAAATCAAATCCTTTATCAGGATATACATTACATAAGTGAGACCATACAGTACAATTATCTAAATAAATACTACCCGTGAATTTACAAGGATTACAAAGAATTGGAACTAAATCACAACCTCTTTGTCGTCTCCACACAAATTTTTGTCTATGAAAAATAGAGTTTTCTAATTTAACTCCCGTATTCCAAATTGTTGTTGCTGGAATCATTTGTTCCACTAATCTAATCCAATAATCACCCATACCATTTACATAGTCAATCATTGTTTGGTATGTAAAATTATCATTTTGAATTCCAGCCAAAGATTGGGATTCTAAATAATTCCAATATATTGAAGATAATGTTGGATACCCACTAGTTTTTCCATCTGTTGCGTATTGTCTATTTCTAACATTAATTGTGTTTTTCCAAAATGTCTGAGCAAATTCAAAGAATGTTTCCTTTAATGGTTGAGGATTAATAATCGTAGAATCAACGCCACCTCTATGAGGGTAAGATGAATTTGGATTAGGATTACATCTTGTTGGTGCAACATAACCCAAACCTTCATCGGCAATAGGGAAGTTAAATTCTCTAGACATATACCAAACATCATACGATAATCCTTGAGCAGGATTTAAATATAAATCAATATTTTTAACATTAATAATTAAATCTTCACTATCAGTAGTATATAACGAATTATAACCACCATCTAAATTACTTCTACTTCCAATTTCAGTATCTGCCCAACTTTTGTTATTATCAATAATTGAACTTAAATTATATCCCAAATCAGTGAATGGGAATTTTTTATAAACATTTAAGTATTCTTGCCCATAAGTAAAAGGAGCTAACTTTGTTTGATAATTTGGGTTTGACCCTGTAAAAACACTATTAGTTAAATCAGGTTGTTCCGGTGACCTATGTTTTGGTGTTGATTCAAACCATCCACTACCCATTTGATAAAAATAAGTATCAGAATTAATAGGTGACGATGGATATCCACTATCACTAATAGGGTAATCTCCTTTAGTAACGTTCGCTTCTTGAAGAACCGATGTTGTTGTGAAACCGGAACACACCACACCTTGTATGTTAAATGTATATTCCCCGTCTAAAATAGGTAATTCTTTAGAATAAGTTCCTCCCGATATATTAGCATATTGAGAGTTAAACTCATTCATATTTATTCTTTGGTCCGCCAAATAAACATACTCATTAAACTCAACTAAAGCATCAGGAGCACCAATCAACCTCATTAAAGTTTCAATTGACTTTCTAGTTCCTTTTGACTTAAACAAATATGCAGAATTAAGAACTAAATTTTTATAATATTGATAATTTAATTCATCAGGTGTTTGAGATTGTCCTACACCACTAAAATCAGATTTATCAACATTCTTTTGTCCAAAAACTGAACCTAAAAAGTCCTCATTAGTTATTGGGGACATATTAGTCGCCCAACCTAATGTTTGTGATAAATTTTTTAATAATTGTGATGGAATATCATTACCGGTATTATAATTAACCGAATTCATATACGCCAACCCATTTATAAATTTTTTAGTTTCATCAAAACTTCTACCATATATTTGTAATATTTTTTCAATTTTTTGGTCAGAAGTATCAAACTCTTTAAGAGAATCAGTTGTTAAAAATCTTGAGACAAGATTTGTCTGATATCCATCAAAAGACACACTAATGGTATTTAAAGTAGTTAAATAAGTAGTAAATGAATTTGTTAATATATCCAAATTCCAATTACCATATAATGGCCACGTAACTAACGTATTTTGAATGTAATAAGTACCATCATCATTCTCATTTGGAACTTGGAATGTTGCCGTATAATTTGGTACTGAGTTTCTATTTAATAAAAATCTTTGAACCTCATCTAAATCTTCGTTAAAAACCCTACTAACCTCATAGTCATTTGGTCGAATAACTAAATCATCATATGTTTCAGTTTGATTTGGAAAAACATCACCTTTAAGATATATTTTAAGTACTCCGGTAGTTAATGATGTTGTTGGTTCAATATGAGTAAGATTATAACCGACACCACTATAATATAACGAGTATTTAATAAATTGTGTTGTTAAATTTCTTAAAGGAGAAACCTGAACCTCTCTTAACTCCAAATTTCTAGTAGAATTAACACTAAAATCAACGTCAAATGGATTTCTAATTTTAGAAACATTTAGTTCTATACTAGTCTCATCTGTTATTGGGTTATAAGATATATTTGTTGCTGTTGTTCCGGTCACATAATTCTCATCCATAAAGGTCACTTCTAATGCCGCAGGAAATTTACTAATAATAGTTTCAACAGATGTTGAAATTCTTTTAACCATTGACCCATATGTGGTAAAATTTGTAACTTGAGTTATATCAAAATTAGGATAAACCTTAAAGTTGTTTTCAAATATCGTTTTTGATTGTGCAACACTATCAACACCTAACCCCTCTAAATTAATTGGATTAGAGAACACTCCTGTGGTAAAAGTTCTATTTGATTTTTCCGTTATCCCCGTTGTAAATTCAAAATTACCTTGCGTTAAACCACCACCTGTAACAAGTTGAAATCCAACTGAATTATCGGAAAATGTACCAGCACCTGATGCCGTTTGTGGAGGACAAGTAAATTTTTCTGTAGCCATTATTGAGTTATGTTTGTAAAGTTTTTACTAAAATCTATATTATTACCTCTATCTTGTCTAACTTCATATAATAATGCGTTAAATTGGTCTCTAATTTCGTATAAATTGTATTGTTTGTAAATGTTATAACTATTATCGTAATATGTGTAGATACCATCATCCATAGATTTAGTTTGATTACCATAAATACCAATAGCCAATGTTGAGAAATCATGCTCACCAATTTCAATATCCAAAGTTATTGGATTAAAGAATGTATTTGTAATAATTACATTCTGATTTGGTTGGCCTATATATGGTGTCGCATTTGGCTTATTTGTTGGTGCCGAAGATGGTGTTAAAGTACAGAATAACAAATTAGTATTGTTATCCGTATATTTATATCTTATTGATTTTTGTGATGAATTTGTTAAGTTTTGAACTACTGGCTCACAAAAAAATGATGAGGTAATAATTCTAAAAAAATTAGGTATTTTTGTACCATCTGAGTTTAAATATTCAATTCTAAAACCAACTAATCCTTGACTAACAAATTTGTTTCTATAATTCGAAGGAACTTGACTTAAATCAAATATCAAACCTTTAACGTTTGGAAGTGCCGATAACACACCACAATCTAATATTGTTGTTCTTATTTGAGCTGGTCTAATAAATAAAGTATAGACACCAATTTTATTAAATTGTTCCGCAGGCAGTTTTAAATTATATAAACCACCCAATATTTCAATACCATTACTAACCCCCGTATCACTATTGTTATAGTAAGGTTTTAAAATAGATAATGCGTCCAACTTTGTTAATACAAAATTATCCGTTTCATCTCTTGATGGTGTATAATTTAAAATTATCTCAACATCCTCCGGACTTACGTCAGCCGGTCTTATTGTTCCATATGTTCCTGTAGCCATTCTATATTTTAGTATTTACATTAAAAAATTTATACCCGTATTTGACTAAATCTCCTACGTTATCAACCTCACCCAATCTTTCCACTCTTTCAAGGGCCGAGTTCTTACCCCTTTCTATAAATATATTAGATTGTACTTCTGCCTCATCAATTATTCCTAATAATAACTCATTTTTCACAATTGGCTCACAAACCACCATATTAGAGGTTAAACCTGAAGATTTTACCGCAAAAATTGTTGTTCCATCCGACCAATCATAATAATCAACATCATTAATTGTATAAGCAGTATATAATCCATCCAAACTTGTACCCGAATAAGTACCAATCATTCCTGTGTTACCCGTTACTTGAATCCCCGGTTTAAATTTAACAGAACCATATTGTTTTAAATCATTTAATGACGATATTGTATAACCTGTTATTAGAAAAGGTATTGATTGTCCAGTAAATGGTGGAACATTACCTGTATTAAATAACCATATATCATCAGTTGTCGCATCACAACTTGAATCCCCACTGAATATATAATCGTAAGAAAGTAGAGTATTCGACCAATTACCACCAGCTGGTTTGAAATGAGCTGTACCTTGTTTATTTAATGTTGTTGTACCTGTAAATGGTGGTCGAACTGTTTTTTTAATAATATTTACCCCCCAAGGACTCATACCTGACATAGTAATTGTATAATTCACATCAGTTGTTTGTGGGTAAAAATGTGATAAAGGTAATGTCGATGTTACAGGTTCAACATATCCATCCCCCCAATCAATAGTATATGTCGAAAATTCTAAATATTTTTTAAATTCAGTATCCGAAGTATTATAAAAATAACAATTATGTGGTTGCACACCATCACCCGAAAAAACAAAATTTAACATGGTATCTTGTTGCAAAACCATACCATCAAATACTGAATAATACCCAATATCAATTGTGTTTTCAGTCAATAATATTGGAATGGTTAACCCTGTTAATAGAGATGAACCATTAGTCCCACCAGATAACACTTCGGTCATTGATGAATAAACATAAGACGCACCTGTTAAATTAATTTTAAAAGTTTCTGATGGAATAATACAACACTCATTAACTATTCCGGTACCCGTTATAGTTCCTGCGTTATAAGTGACCTTAAAAATGTCACCACTAATAAATTCAGGGGATATTTTAATACGATAATCTCTTTCAGTCATATTATGGGTTTATATATTCATACCATTTTATTGAACTTGTCGTCCCAACTCTACCATTAACATCCCATACTTCATATGTTTTCTCATTATAATCCAATCTAACCTCATAATAAAAAAAATCCTCAGGATTAAATCTAAATAATGATGGAACCAGTGTTGATGCTTGGGGAACATTCATCATTTTAACAAAAACACCCAATCTAGCATCAAAAAACTTTGCTGTCATATAAAATTTACTAATATTTAAAAATTTTGTGTTTCTTAACCAATACAAAAAGAACCCTTCTTTATCCCCAACATAATCTAACTTAAATGACGGTATTTTAATCTCAACCGATGGTTGATAGGAACTAATCATAGAACTTACCGTGAATCCCTGTTGAACTGGTAATATTACCGTAAAATAATTAGTTTGGGTAATCGCATCTTTACTATCATAAAAATCCAATTTAAAAAATGACTTAGTAAATGGTTTTACATAATAGTATATTTCAGTAGTTAAAAAACCTTCAGGAATATAACTAACCTCCCAATCTGTTGAGACCGCAGTAGTCACATCACTTGACGGATTAGGAGGAACACCTCCATCAACACTAAAAAAATGAAAATCATATTTGATATCAGTTTTTGTACTATTATTATAAGGTGCGTGAGCAAATCTTAATACCTCAAAATCACCAGGAAACCCAATTATATCTTCCACAACATTTTGCTGATATTCATCTACAGCATTATCCTGTCCAAGAATATCCCATTTAATCTCAATTGGTATATTGATATATTTGTCGTTACCTTTTGGTAATGTAAATTTATAACTATTATTATTCACAATTGTCTGTTATTGGTTGAGCCGCCCCGTAAAGAGTTGCATAATTATGTAAACTACTTTCTATATAATTAGTGCCTTCCGGTATTATTCTAAAAATAAAATTCTCATATGGATAATGTTTTCCATTTAAAAACGGATAATCAACACCATTACCTGAATTATCCTTAAAACCATAGGTATATAAATCTCTCCAAATAAAAGAATTATATGTTGTTGAGAAATATGAATAATCCGGAACATCCGCCATATTCTTAATACTACCCGTCTCAATATAATCAGAGAACCCCCTAATTCTCATCAACCTATTTGGTTTGTAATAATACCCAAATTGATTATTATCATCTGTCGAACCTATATTAAACACATTCGAATTAAATGTAAATTTATGATACATTTCCGAAATAACTCTCTCTTTTTGTTCGTAATCATTCCATTCACAATAGTTACCATCAATAGTATCCCCCATCTTAAGTGATTTAAGATATGTAAACTTAATGTTTGAACCCACATATGTTGAGTAAGTATCAATAGGATATGGTAATCCATTTGAATTAACAAAATTTGAATTGGAATTATCCGACCCCCACCAAGATTGTGGTATGTTAAATGACGTTAATGGTGATAAATTAAAATCAAACCCTTGTTTTAATCCCACAGGATTTCCAACATTATCAACACCACCAAAAGTTAATCCAAAATATCCTTTCCATATCGTACTAATGTATAACTCACTTATTGGTCGTTTTTGATTATCCCTCAATTCATTTACATCAATATCTTTATTAAACGATAATGTATATGATTGTGAATTTTCTTTAATCGAAACTCTACTTACCTTATTTGGTGTATAAACACGACTTTCAAATTTTTTATTAGTACCAAATATATTTTTTTCGAATCCTGAATTAACTAAAACAGCATCATTCACATCCGTAATTATCTTATGTTGAATCACATAATATTTGGATGTTGTATCGTTGGGGTTTTCATTATTTATTACTCTCTTAAATGTACCGTCATCACCGTCACTAAAAATAGATATATAACCAATATTAAATATATTAACAATATATTCTTCCGTTCCTGGCAAACCATCACCAAAAGAAAATATTTGGTAGGTATTAACATATCCATTTAATTTAATCTTAATAAACTCAGATTCCGATAACCCGTGTTTAACCGGACACTTAAATCGAATTATTGAATTTCCACCCTCTAATAAAGGATTACCTGCACTATCTAAAATAACAACAACAAAAGGAATTCCATCAACAGCATTCCAAGTCAAAGGATTAACTAAATTTTCATTATTAAAAGACATAACTTTATCAATATTTTTATACGGATAACTAACAAAATGGTTCCAATTATATGTTGAAGCACTTCTTGAAATAAAATCAATATGAACTAAGGGAGGCTGTCCGGGCACTGTAGATGGGATTGGTATTGTATATCCCGAAACATTATAATCACTCCTAACAAAATCAAACTCATCATACTGTGGGAACCCTTCCCAATAAACCGATTGAGGATTAAGCTGACATTGCAATAGAGTTAAAGCATTCTCATTAACATAATATAAATTATTCTCTAATGGCTCATAATTTGTTAAACCACTATACGAGTTATTAAATAATATTTGAAACTTACAGACAGGTCTAAAAGTTGTTGATTTTTGTCTTTCATCATCAAAAACCTGAGCCAAATTAACATCAACACTCCTATCAAATTCTTGTAGATTTTTCGTGTTCTGAACTAACGGTGTAGGTATCGATAAATTAGTATTTGTTGATGTCTTATACCTTAAAGACCCTAACACTATTCTTATATCATCCATCTTAATTTATAATATTACTATTGTTTATCCATTTTGTTCTAAATCTATCAAATGATGAAGAACCTCTTTTAAGACCAAAATAAAAATGAAACGGAGCTCCAACAGTTACATTCTGTTCATCAGATTGATTTCTATCCCAATAATTAACAAGAGCTGTAATTGAGTTATTTTGCATCGGAGAACCACCTGGTGTTGAAGGTGTTAAACTATTACCCTCAGTAACCGCATATATATACCCTTTAAAAAAATCAACTTGAGATTGATTTGTTGTTCTAAAATATCTTGACGGTGGTGATAATCTATCTAAAGATTGATATTTCGATGAATAAATAGTATCGTAATTCCAATCATTAGACTCTCCACCAAAAATACTACCTTTAGTATCTGTTAAAATACTCCATTGAGATAATGGAACTTGTTGAGAATAAACAGGGAAATTATTAAAAACACAATCAGGATTTGAATTATTACCCGATGAATTAATAATTGTTCTTTTTGGTGTAATATAATCTCTAAGTTGAGTATCTGACGAAAAGAATATACCCAAAGAATTATCACAATCAAAAAATATCGGATTTTGAATTTCAGGAAACACATTAGCCGTTCCGGTACCTGAACCAACACCCGTAGCAATAAACGTAGTCCCCGCAGTATTATTTGGAGAACCAATTGACGTAAATAATGTCGTTCCTGGTGTTGTTATTTTATATTGAATTCCCGTAACAAAACGTCCTGCCGTTACTAAAGTAGGTGCGTCAGGATAATTTGATGATTGAAATGGATTAACCCCTAATTCGGAATTAATCGATATTAATTGAGCATAATCAGCATCAATTAAAAATTTACCATTTCTACTATTTTGAAAATAGGCAAAAATATTAAGAGCTCCTAACGCATTATTTAAAAAATTGTTATTCATAAATCTACTAACAATAAATAAATTAAGAATCTCATCAACGTGAGAATATGTTGTAGTATCTAACTTATTAACTAAATAACCATCATAAACATCCGACATTATTAACTCTTGTAAAAAAGCCGACCTAGGCCCTAAATCCATAATAGTTGTTGGATAATTTAATTTACCACTAAAAGTTCCCGTAATAGGATTATAAGGTGAACATCGATAATAAAAACTTCTTGATGTATTATGATACATTATAACATCCGTACAATATTTTGCCACCGGATAATTTGGTGGGCTATCTGTAGGTGCTGTAAAATATTTTACCTCATTTTTAAATGGGAACGCATATAATACACCATTCACCCAATTATTATTAAATCGATGAGAAAACACATTTCGACAAGCACCAAGCATTACCATATTTCGAGCTATCCACTCAAACATTAATTCCCAATCTCTAAATATTGAAATGAAAATTGATGTAACAAAAATATAACACCCACCCTCAAAGATTGTCTCTCCATTAAATTCTAAACAAGGGTTTCCTCTTGGTTTTATTAAAATGGAACTATTAACCGGTGATTGATTACAACCATAACATCCCAAATTAACCGAACCTTCACAAGTAAATGTATTAATAACTTGATTTATTTTTGGAGAACCACCTAAATCTTCTCTAACATCATTTAATGAACCATTACCTATCGAATCTGTTGGTCCCGCAACTGAATTTATTCCTACAACACCTTTATCTGGTATTTGATATATTGATAATTTACTATTTTTTTGTAAAACCCGCCCATTACAACAATATTCTTCAACATTAGTACTTGTAGGTAACCTATCCCCTCTCATCACAATTTGGTTCTCAGTCATATTAGGAAAAGAAATAAATGTAGGTGACGGAATACTACCTAAAGTGAAATTCATAGTATTTCCCGTTGTATCATAAATTGGTGAATAATAAAATGTCTTAACATTTACTTCCGGTGGGGGATAAGAACAAATATCACTACAACAATCTACAACAAGAGGACTTGTCGGAATTATTGACATCATATGTAACATCGAACCTCCCTCAACAATTTCATTAGGAATATAACCTTCATTCTTACCTGTTGTTGTGTAATATTGTGAAATATCTCGAGTCATCCATGGTAGAGACCAATTAACACAATCACCATTTGAATCAGTCCAACAACCACACGCATCACAATTATTCCCTGTAATATCATCATAAACACAAGTTTGTAATTGATAATGATAAGTTGGTGTTCTACTCCAAGAATATGTAAATCCATTTGCCAAACTAATACATAACCCGTGGAATGTGTCTGCAATAGCACCATCACTTAAAGGTGGTGTCTGAGAGAATAAAGGTACATCATCACCAGTATTGGTTGTTCCATTACCAGGTTGTATATTATTACAAGTTGGTTTGTAATTTAAAGAACGATTATCTAAACTAGAATAATAACTAATTAAATTTGAATTAAACCCTGAAAATCTTGAGGTTTTTTGCGTCCAAGTTGTTGCTGTTAAACCTTGAGTATACCCTGTTACCCATCCCCAAGTTTCTTTTTGATTATCACAATAAGAAAACGAATTAAAATACAATTGTTGTCCGGCATATCCTGTTTCATTATTAACATTTCCACCTACAGGCACTGAATTACCACCAACCCAAGTTAACCCATCAACATAATTTTGAGTACTTGTACTTGATAATGGCGTCCAAGGAGATGTTGGTGTTGTAATAGCTCTATCACTACTGTTATGACTAATATTTTTATAACTCCCTTGAATAGGTATATTCATACGGTATAACCCTCTAACTTTTACCTCACTTTCAGAACTATAACCAAGAAGTTTACCAATACCATATTCAATATCAATCTTATTAGTATATGGGTCAACACCTCTATTTAATATTACAACATAGTTATCATTAACATTTTTAACATAAGTCATAGAATTTAACACATTAATACCTGAGGGCGTTAATGGTGTTTGTCCAAAGGTCTCTATATTAATGAATCCTCTATACCCCGCAACATAACCATTAGTATTATTATAAAGTTGGAAAAAAGTTGTATCATTATTAAAATATTTTTCATTTAACGAATTTGGTAATTGAGTCGAACATTGACCGTTAAATTGATTATATGTCATTCCCGTTATAACTTGGAAATATTCTATATCAATAGGAAACTTATGATAATTGTTTGTTGTGTCCGCAGTAATATTAACAACATATACCGGAGATTGTGTATAACCATTACCATCAAACCTCGAATAATTAACTTGAACTGTAGTATTATTACCAGTAAATGTTGTCCCTGTAATTGCGTAATTATTATACTTATTCTTAATACCCCCCGTTAAATTTGGGTCTTTAGTAAAAGAAGGATTTTGAAATGATATCATTTGCCCCGCAGCAAATTTCTTAGCCGTGGTTTTATCACATAAAATTACAATAGTATTGTCATAATGAACTTGAGGTTGAGTTGGTTGGAAATTAACAGATATTCTATTAACACCACCACCAGGGTTATTAGCATTTTCATCAAAATATTTGGCCTTAACATTAAATAAATTAATTCTATCAGCAAGAGGTAACCCGTTTGTAAACCAATTCCAAACTTCCGTCGAAGAGTTACCTCCCGACCCTGTTGTTATAGTTTCTAACTGTAAAAAAGGTGCCCCAATAGTTGATGACCCATACTGACCATCATAAGTATAACCAGCAAAATCATTAGCAAAGATGGTTTTTCTTTGACCATTAAACCCTGTTGGGTTTTCCTGTATATTGTATGTAGGTAATTTAAACCCTGAAAAAGTAGATAAGGGAGCAATAGTCATACCATTATTTAATGTAGACATTGGTTTAGGGTCTGAAGATATTGTATCACAAGGAGTTAATTTACCAACTTCAGTATTTGGCCACCCATCAGGGTCAGACGGTTCATTAATACCCTCACCTTGCTCACAAGAACAAAGATTACAATCCGGATAGGTTAAAATAGGAACTTTTACATTCTTAAAATAATCCTTTAACCCCATAACTTGTTTTATTAAATTTTTTATATCTTCAAAATCCGGACAATCAGGAGAATCCCCAATACTAACATAAGGTATTGAATTAATAACATTAACAATCAATTTTACAAAATTACATAATAAAACAACAATACTACCTACAACAACAATAACTAAGGAAAGTATAATACCTGTCAACCACGCAACAAAATATAAAATATGTAATAAAAGTATTAAAGAGAAAAAAATCGGTGTTAACATAACACTGAAAAACATAAATATTATGTATATTATATCAAATCTAAATGTCCCATCATTAGTCGGGAATTTATTGTTATCACTTTCACAGGTATCTTCTAATATATTTTTAATCCCAATATATCTTTCTGTTCCACTACCATACTTATGATTATCAATAAACTCAGAAATCGTATAAACTTTATTATATTGCATTAAATAAAATTTATCATCACAGTTTATTGCGTCTTGAATCATTTGAGAATTTCCATAATCATTCCAATCAACACTAAACGAGTATGAATTTAAATTAAAAGGTTCAGGGTATTCTCTAATATTTGGAACTAAATAATACGCTCGTTTAGTAACATCAGACAATGATGGTGATTGAGACCATTTTACTTTAAACCTATATTTAGATTTTGTTGGAATACCCACTTCAGGGTCATTCGATAATACCTGTTCTCCAAACTCATTAGTTATATAATAATCTAAATTCATCGGAACATCTATTAACCAAGCCCCGTTTTCATCAATTACTTTACCCCCACTTTCTAAACTAAAGTTTTCAAGAATTGGTAACCCATTAGAATCTTGATTTATTGTTTGTCTAATAGATAATATTTCACCCGGACCCGCAATTAAACTACATAAATAACCAGATTTATTTGTTGGCTTACAATTAGATTTTAAAGCGTTAGTATTAGAATCAGAAATTATTGACCCCATAAAAACCGCTGTTGGTCTAATATCAATTTTCGACTCACTACTCAAGTCAAAATCAGTTCTTGTAATTCCTAAATTACAGATTTCAGGCTGACCCCATAATGGTTCAACCTCAATAGATTTACTAAGATTAATAATTTGAGGTAATTCTCGTAAATTATGTGACGATTTAAAATTAGTTCCCGAAACCTGAGATTCTGTTGCCAACCCCATTCGAATTAAATCTTGGGGTGATAATGAAAATTCACCAATATCGGATAAATCAACATCCATTACAATTGTATGAGAACCAACTGGAACCCCAAATATCATATAATCACCACTTTGATTTGTTACGGCATTATATTTGTAATATTTATCATAAACCTCAATTAAAGTGGGGTCTTTAAGTACATCATTTCTAGTGAAAAAAGTTCCTGTAGGTATGTGCTCACTATATGATTTAACATATGGAAGTAGATTATATCTATAACCATCAGAATTATTATCTAATAATGATTTGTAGGGATATAATTCAGATATAATAGGGTTTTTTTGGTCTTCACTATCTATAGGAATAAAAATAGATATTTTAGCGTTTGGAACACCAAATCCGTTATTAACGCTAACTCGGCCAATAATAACACCATAATCCGAGCATTGTCTTGTGTAGATATCACTTTGTAATATTTTTAACGATAAAATCTCCAAGTGCTCAAACTCTTGTTCAATTAACACTTTTAAAGAAGTATCTACACCGACCTTCGTTCTTATTCTATATGATTTTGACATTTTTTATCTTTTTTAATAAATAGTTTATACACTATTTTTAAAAGATAATTCATTATTATTAAAAATAAATTATTATGAGAAGTTAACAGTTTTTAAGTTTTTAACTCTAATATTGATATCTTTGTTAGGATATTTTATTTGATAGGTTTGATTTGGTTCCGCAAAAATGGTATCATCAATTAAACCTATTTGATAAGTTGAACTATCCGAATATTTTTGAGATGTTTGAGATGAGGAGTATTGACCCCCAACTTTATTGAATACTTGTATATCAGATAATGAAACAACACCGTTTTCACTCTGTATTAATCTTCTTAATTCTGAAATATTGACATTTTCTCCCATATGTCTATTTGCTGGGTCAAAATAATCAGAAACAATTGTAATAATTTGAGAAATAACCGTCCCTTGATTTTGTGTGTTATCTAAAACAACATCAATGTTAAACCCTAAATCAATAACATTAGCACTTTGTATTGATACATAATCATTTATCATACGATAGTTTGATAAATAATTTGCAACATTATTTTTTAAAGTATTTGATATTACTTCCGTTAACCTACCTGTTTCATCATAAGATAACATTTGTACAATAATTTTATTATTGTTTTCTGTAATTGAAACTTTTGCCGGAGCACCAAATTGTGATGGCATTGTTCTAATTATCGACTCATAATCATTAACCGTTACAGCTCTTTTTTGTGATGAAAAGTTATACGATACCAAATTTCTAACTTCTTCCGTAGTTGGAAAACTTGCCCCACCGATTGCTGCTGTTACATTATTACATCGTAACGAATTAACCACAGTTGTATTAACACTATCCGAAGGACCATTAACAAAGAATGATACCGTACCTATTTGAGTAATTGCATTAACACCAAGATTACAACCAACACCCCCACCAACTCTATATTGAACAAATAAGGTTGTGTTCGCCTTCAAAGAACTACCTAACGCTAAGTTATTTGAGTATTTATATAAATTTAATTGATAACCGTCTTTAGCAAATTCTCTTAATTGTTCATCAGCAGATTGATTACCACCACCAAAAGTCATTTTTAAAAACCCTTCAGGTGTGAATTCTGTTATAAATTTATCACTAGTTTGTATATATTTTCCAACTTTAACCCCCGGAGCATCTGATACTTTGGTTGGGTCCTCAACAAATACTCTATCTTCCGCCAAAGAATCTACTTCATACCATCTATTATTTAACCCTAAAAACTCTTGTACTGATGGGATATTTGTATATTGAGTACTATCTTTTAATAAAACACTAGTCACCCCTAACACGTTTTTGTCCGGTAAAAATAATTCATAAAAAGGTTTAACATCATTTGGAGTTATAACTTTTTTAAATACTTTTGTTGTACCATTAACAACAGTTTCTCTTTTAGTTATTGTATAATTTAATAACTTGTTATTTGAGTCAAAATTAGGTATTTTTAATCTATTAGGATATCCTTCATCATTAACTGGGGATGTAAAATCAATGTCATAAACGGTTTCAAATACTTGTCCCGCACCATTAACTTGAGAACCCCTTCTTAAAATACCACAATACCTTAAATCTTCCTTATCACCATAAGCAGGAACCGTAATTGAGAAATCAACTAAAGCAACTGATGGTCTCATTCCCGGAACTTTTAATCCATAAGTTTTTGCGATATTAAAAACTGATGACCTTTGTTGTGCGAATTGAAGTACTGTCTCCTGAATACTTCTATCAATATTAAATTGTAAGTTATCTGTAACCGCAGCATTTAAATCTAATAATACTGAAAAAACCGACGCATCATTAAAGTTTTGAATTGTATCAGGATAATACGTTTTAGTAAAGTTAATTAACTCTGTTCTAATTGATTGGAAATCTCTTGTAGTATAGGAAATTTTCTTGTTTGCCATAATTTTATATATTAATAATTACAAAGTCACTACTATTAAAAACATCATTATTTATGATATAATCAATTTTAACTTTTGCAGTATGTTCATTATTTGAGATGTTAGGTACTCTAAATACTCTTTCATCGTTATCGTTTATATAACTTCCTTTATCTTCATCACCATCGGATGCCGCGGTAATACTAATTTTAGTTATTCTTATTCCCGGAAGATATATACCCGCAGATTCTCTTATTTCTGTTTCTATTTCTGAAAAAGTAGGTCCATCTAATGGTTCAAATATGAACTCATATAATCTTGTACCAAAATCAGGTAAATAATATCTACTACCCTTTTTAGATAATAAAAGATGTATTAAATTAGACCTAATCTCTTGGTCATTATAATCCGATAAATCTAAATATTTCCCATCAAAAGAATCTCTGAAAGGAAAAGTTAACCCATATGTTGTTCCATCTGCCATAACTATAAATATAGTGTCGTGATTATTTCTTATAAATAGATTAAAATAAAAAATCACGACACTAATGTCGTGATTATTTTATTTAAGAACCACATCCGAAACACTCAAACTCGGAATCCGAAGGTTTTTGTGTTAAATCAACGGTTGGTTTCTCAATTGGTTTTGATTGACTCACTTTTGATATATCAACAGCTAAGTGTTTAGCTCCGGTTGATATCGCCTTTGTTCTAACATAATAACAAAGAGTTTTCAACCCTTTACCCCAAGAATGGAAGTGTGATGATGAAATCTTTGATAATGTTGGTTCAGACATATAGATATTCATTGACTGTGATTGGTCTATGAATGGTGCTCTGTCCGCAGCCATATCAATCAATTCTCTTTGAGATATCTCCCAAATTGTTTTGTATTTTGGAATTAAATGTTCTATTCGTTTAACCTTCTTATTATAATTTTTATCTTCCGGGTCCAAGTAATGATTAAAATTAATATTTTGTACTGACCCTTCATTCATTATAATCTCATTTTTCAAGTCCTCACACCAAACACCTAACTTTTCAAAATCGTTAATTAAGTATTTATTAACAATTAAAATTTCACCACCGACAACACGACGATTAAATAATGCCGAGTGAGCCGGTTCTGTCATTTCAAATGAACCTGTAATCTTAGCCGAAGACGCAACTGGCATCTGAGCCGTGAATAACGAATTACAAACACCGTGGTTAGACACTTCTAATTTAAGTGAGTCCCAATCCCACATTCCACCTAAACCTTCATAATCTAACCCCCACATATCAAATTGGAATATACCTTTTGACATTGGTGACCCATTAAAAAAGTCGTATGGTTTGTATTCACCTGTTTTACATAGATTCATACTTTCAGTGATTGCTGCGAAGTAGATTGTTTCAAAAATCTCTTTATTAAGTTTCTTTGCTTCTTCAGTTGTAAAGATATAATCCATTAAGAAGAATACATCAGCAAGACCTTGTGTTCCAATGGCAATCGCTCTTTGTTCCAACCCACCTTTTCTTCCTTGTTCAGTTGAATAACTATTGATATCAACAACTTTGTTAAGTGCTCTAACAACCTTTCTAACTTCACTATAAAGTAATTTGAAATCAAATTCTCCTTTTATGATGAAGTTCTTTAATACCATAGATGATAACGTACAGATTGCTGTGGTGTTCTCATCGGTGAATTGGTAAATCTCATTACATAAGTTAGATTGTTTAATCACTCCGATGTTTTGATGGTTAGTTTTTCTGTTAGCACTATCTTTAGAACATAAGTAAGGAACTCCGGTTTCAACCTGAGATTCAATAATCTTATTCCAAATTGTTTGTGCTTTTACTTTCTTACCTAAACCAAGTTCAACTGCTTTGTTGTAATTTGATTCATACTCATCACCGTAAGCTTCTTGTAATGGTTTGATACCCGCTTTGATAATTTCGTTAGGACAGAACAAATACCAATCATCATTGTTCTTAACTGCGTTCATAAAGTTGTCCGGTAACCAAATTGAGGTAAATAAATCTTTTGCTCTCAACTCCTCAGCACCCGTATTCTTTTTGATTTCAAGTAAGTCCATAATATCCTTATGCCAAGGTTCTATGTAGATAGCAGCACTACCCGGTCTTCTTCCTTGTTGGTTGAAGAATCTTAACCCTTCATTAACAATCTTTAGGTATTTCAATAAACCACCCGCAAATCCTCCTGATGAGTTAATACGACTTTCTTTACTACGAATGTTAGACATACATAACCCAATTCCAGCCGCATCTGACGAATAAGTTGAAATGTCATTAAATGTATCCAACAAACCTTGTCTTGAATCTCCGTTATTGTACTTCAACACACAAGACGCTAGTTGAGGTGTTTTGGTACCCGCATTAATCATAATTGGTGTTGCCGGAGAGATAAGTTGATTCGATAACGAATTATAGTATTCAACCGCCTCTTCAAATGATTTAGTCACCCATAAAGCAACTCTCATATACATATGTTGAGGTCTTTCAACTACAACACCTTTAGGTGTTTTCAACAAATACATTTCCTGTAATGATTTCCACGCAAAATAATCAAAATTGTAATCATTCTCGTGATTTATTACCGAATCAATATTTTCAGGACCGTATTGAGTAATTGTATTGATTAAGATATCATTAATAATATCATCGTCATATAAACTTTTCATTGTATTACAGAAACTTTCATCAGTCTCTTTGTGATACGCAGATATTGCCACAGATGACGCTAGTCTTGAGTAATCGTGATGACTACCAGTATAAGCCGCAGCAATCTCGTAAACCAATTTATCCAACTCTTTAGTTGTAATAACACCTTCAGTTGGGACCGAAGTAATCACTTTAATGAACACCTCATCAGCATTAACTTTTAACCCTTTAGAAGCTTGTTTAACTCTATTGTAAATTTTTTGGGGGTTAAAGGATACCTCATCACCCCCTCTTTTTCTTATTTTTAGTGACATCATATTAAAAATCGTCTGTAAATGTTAATGATTCTCCTAACTTAGCTTTTTGATACTCCATTGTTCTTGATTCAAAAAAGTTACCCTTTGTTTCAACAGCGATTTGTTCCATAAATTTAAATGGTTGTTCAACATTAAAATGTTTTTTACATCCAAACTTAACTAATAGTCCATCAGTTACAAATTCAAGATATTGTTTCATTAAATTTGAATTCATACCAATTAAAGATACAGGTAATGACTCAGTAATAAACTCTTTTTCAATTTCTAATGCTGATAATAAAATTTCTTTAATTCTTTTCTCCGTTGGTTTGTTTTCAATATGATTGTTAATCAAATGAATCGCAAAATCACAATGTAAGTTCTCATCTTTGAAGATGAGGCTATTAGCATTACATAATCCTTGCATAATCCCTCTTGATTTCATCCAAAAGATTGAACAGAATGAACCTGAGAAGAAGATACCCTCAACCGCCGCAAACGCTACTAATCTTTCTTGAAAAGACGAACTTTCTATCCATTTCAATGCCCAACTAGCTTTTTTCTGAACAGCAGGTAATCTATCTATTGCGTGGAAACATTCATCTTTTTCTGTCTCATCAGACACATAAGTATCTATTAATAATGAATACATTAAGGAGTGAATATTCTCCATCATAATTTGGAATCCGTAGAAGAACTTCGCTTCAGCATATTGAACTTCTTTTAAGAAGTTCTCAGCCAAATTTTCATTCACGATACCATCAGATGCCGCAAAGAATGCTAATATATTTTTAAGGAAATATCTCTCATTATCAGATAGGTTTTCCCAATCTCTAATATCATTAGATAAATCAACTTCTTCCGCTGTCCAAAACGCCGCTTGGTGTTGTTTGTAAAATTCCCAAATATCATTATGTTCTATTGGGAAGATAACAAATCTCTCATTATTTGGTTCTAATATTTTTTCTTTCATATTAATTAATTTGTTGTTGGTTTTTTTCTTTTCTCTTATCTAACAAGTCCTTGATTCTCTGTCTATTTCTTTCTTCAGTTTGTTCTTCTAACCCTAAGAATGTTACTGAACTCTCAGTATCAATCTCTAACATACCATTATCGAATTTACAATTCTCAAAGACAACACCATCATCACCAATACGTGATTTAGTAATTGCTATCGTCGCTAGTTTCATTTCTTTTTGCTGTAGAGATTTAGCCACGGAAATGATTACGTGTCCAACCTGAGCTTTTTTGATAGAACCACCCATTTGGTCGGTAGTTACAACATCTGAGGATATTGAACTTCTATTACCCTGAGTTGCAGTCCATCCAACTAAATCAAGTTCGTGACACATAGATTCAAAACCTCTCATCACAGACCCTTCAGATTTCCATTCATCTCCTAAGTTTTTATCCGGAACCACACAGTCAATGTAGTCCAATAATACCATATCAATTTTAATACCTTCAGAAATCATTTTTCTAATTTGATTCTTAATTTGCATCATTGTTATAGTATCAGATGGAAGTTTTTTAAGTATTAATTCATTAGGCATTTTCTCCTTAATTTCTTGAACTTTAACCATAACTTCATCTTTTCTTATAGACAATTCATCCGGATGGATTTTTGTCCATAATGTAATGTGTTTTCGTTGGATAATCTTCGGATTATCCTCAAAGAATATTTGTAAAACATTATACCCCAAATTAAATGAATGATTTGCAATTTTTGTAAGTAAAGTAGATTTACCTACACCTGTTGGTGCTAAAATAACACCGATTTCACCTTTAGCCAACCCACCTTTTAAAAGTCTATCTATACCCGGAATACCCATCGGTATCGGATGACGATAATCTTCGTTTAAAACATCATCTAAGTTACTAAAAACACTTTCAGTTCCCTTATCGTGTTCCCCTACTTGTAATGCCTTACTAACCATTTCCTCTAATGTATCATAACTTTCAAACTCACCAGTATCGATGATTTTTTGAGCTTTAACCATTACTTTTTGTAACTCTTGTTGTTTACAAAATTTCATAGATTTTTCTTGTACAAACTCAGCACCTTCTAACGTGGACTCCTTAACTTTTGTAAGGGTATCAATAATGATTTTTGCCGCCAGAGGTTGTTGTATCTCAGATTTTGTGATTTGTTCTAAGGTGTCAAAGGTTGGTGTGTGTTCGTATTTTGTGTAATACTCTTTAATCATTTGAATGATTAATTTGAAATATTTATTCTCAAAATAACTTGTTTCAATCACATCTATAATTGACCTTGAGAAGTCTTTATCGATAATGATTTGGTTTAATAATTGTATCTGAAATGTACTACCTAGATACTCAAAATTTTTGTTTGACGCCATATATTTTTCTTTTAGTGTATTAATAAATACTATACACTTAGGTTAACTTCTAGATATTTTTTTGTTAAATCTTTTGACGAAAAAATGTCAGTTAAATTCATTAATAGGTTTTTTAGGTGTGGGCGTACATCCACAGTATATCTTATCTTTGGAGGGTATACTTTAGCATCCACCTGTCTATGACAAATTGTCACATCATTTTGTTTGATGAAGATGTTGAAGTACTCCGGACCGTCAGTATAAGACGTTTCCAAAATAGCAGGATTGTTCACAATTTCGTACATATTATCCGTCATATACGTTACGGTTTTCAACGACAATTGAGTTTGAATATCGTCTTTAAATTCACGAAGTAAGTCATAAAGTTCTAACGAGTTTTTTCCCTCATTATTGAACTCTCTTACGTTAAAAAATCTCTGCACAATGATGTTATCATTTACCATCATTAAGAATTCTAATTTTACCGAATCTTGGTCTTTCATAGTTTTAATTAATTGTTTTTATAATTTCTTTTTTCTTTTCTTGTTAGTTTTAAAAAGGGTCTAACAAAATTAACCCACGCGTCATCCCCCTTCGGTAGATACTTAAAAAACCCATCTTCCATCATCATTTTAATAAGTCCCCTATGACCCCTTCCATCAGGGTCTAAGGTTTCTTTATAATATAATTCAACAAGTTCTTTAGCACCATCAGTAATTAATGGGTTTGATAAATTTATAATTTTTTCGTTAATAACAAAAAACTCATCACCATACACACCACTTTTAGTTTTTCCGGATAAAAGATTTTGTAATGTCTTATTACCCTTGTTTTCCTTTAGTAGAATTTCAGCCTTTTCTAAAATATCGGTAATAGAAACGGTTTTTTCAAGTAGCTCAGGAAAAAACTTTATAAGAGTTTTCTCACCCAACCCTGAAATACCGTCAATATTGTCCGATTTATCTCCAGATAGAATTTTATAAGTCCTGATGTTTTCGTGGGGAAATTCGTAAAAATCACATTTGATTTTACTTCCTAAATGATAAGTCTCTTTGGTTCTTGGATAATATACCGATACCTTATCCGATATAAGTTGGGTAAGGTCTTTATCCCCCGAATAGATAGTCTTTTGTTCGTTTTCCGAGATTTGGCAGTAGTAAGCAATCAAATCGTCGCCTTCGTTATTATCTACGTTGATTTGTCTTATATAACATTCCTCCAAGTATTGTTTGATTCTCTCTTTCTGTTCTTCAAAAGATTCATCTTTGAAATCTTCGGTTATACGTCGTTTTTCTTTATATTGGGGGTAAATAAGTTTTCGGGCGGATGAATTATTATCACCATCCCACATAACAACAACCTTATCAAAATTTTGTTCGTCTATAAAACGTCTAATTGTATTGATAAAATGCCATAATCCTCCTATGTGTTTTCCGTTGTGGTAAAAGTCTTTAACCCCGCAAAACCCAATCTTAAGTAGATTGTTTCCATCCACTAATAGTGTTTTAGTCACTTGTTTTGTTTGTATTCGTTACTATAAAATTTTGTTACTCTTTTTCAAATTATCCTCAGCCCATAATGGTTGAAGATTTTCATAATGACACAACTTATAAAGTTCGTCTTCTGTTTTTGCCGATGATAATGGAATGATGTGGTCAATATGCCACTCACTCCTGTTATCCCAACTCATACCATCAGTAAATTGGGTTTCTAAATGTTCTTTTAAAAATTGGGGAGAACAACCCACAATATCAAAAGTTTTGTTAGTTTTGGTTATGTTAAGTTTCTTTAAATAACCACATAATCTAGACCTCATATTCATTAGTAGTTTGAATTCTGGGTCTATATTTTTTCTATTTGTCCAATAACTATTATACTTTTCCCGATTATTTTTAATCCAAACTTTCTTTTTTTGTGATTGAACATCTTTAGTTCTCTCCCAATAATTTTTGTTTTGTTTTTTATATTCTTCGGGATTATTTTTTCTCCAATTTTGTTTTTTTTCTAAATGACAAATTTTACAATAATTATTTTTTTTATAAAAATCGGTTATTTGTTTTTCAACATTACATTTACTACAAACTTTAGTTTCCATTTTTAATATATTCTTTTAATAATTTATTAACAAGGGAAGATAAATTTATAGATTTATCCTTAAAGTATTGAGGTAATTCAGGGTCAATCGCAACCGAAACTTTTACCTTTTTTTTATCTTCATCAATCTTATGTCTTCCCATATTATATAAATATCTTAAAAATACTTAAAAGTAGTAATAGTATCAATTTTTTTAATCGTCAGAATCGTCTTCACTATTTTCATCTAATATCAATTCACCGGTACCACTAAGTATCGCACCCCAATAACTAGAATATTGTTTTTTATATTTATCTAACGCCTCTTTTGTATCCGCAATATATCCTTGAGGAACCGCAATAATTTTCCCATCCTTAAACGCAATACCATTTACGTGATTTTTTAATATTGATACTTTTGTTCTAACAGCATAAGATACGGTTCTACCATTTTTAGTTGCGGTTATATGATTAACTCCAGCATTTTTTTGGTTACCAAATAAAAATACTAAAGAAGATGCCAAATATAACGCCTCACCGCCTTTAGGTTTAATAGAAGGCTGACCAAATGGTGAGTCCGGCAATTCAACCCAAGGTTGTACAATTACAACTAAAGTATTGTAATAAGGATAATCCTCTTTTTTTGATTTTGTTATTCTTGAATGTAACCCCATACCTATTCTTTCTGATAGTACTCTAGCATTGTGCATAGACCCCCCCTTACCTTCAAAAGTCATTTGACAGGGAATACTACCAATACTATCAAAGAAAAAAGCAACATTATACGGTAATTCACCTTTTTCTTGAGCATCTAATATATCATTCATAAAATCAGTCGCCTGTTCTATTGTTTCAAAAGAATCGTTAAAAATAAAATGACCGTCCCACTCACCATTTTCATTTTGTTCCGCTTGTAACCCCAATTCAACCGAGTGTTCCCAAGACCATTTTTTTTCCGTTATAATAAACACCGGTAAATGTCCTTTTTTCTGAGCATCAGCCGCCGCTAATATCATAGCTGTTGTTTTTGAAGTATTTGAATGACCTAACATCATATTGATACCCCCCATTACAGGTCCGGGTAAACCACAAGCATCCATAAAAGCTTCACCGCAGTTATAGAAGCTTTCAGGTTTGTATTTTGTTTTTGTAGAGAATTTACCCTTTATATCCTCTAACGAGAATGTTTTCTTTTTAATCGCCATATTTCTAATTAGTTTAATTTGTTATTTTTTTTAGACAAGTAGGACACCAAGTATATCTTAGTGTCCTAACTATATGTCTAAATTATTTGATTAGAAAGGCATATCATTATCCTCTTCATCTCCCGCTTGTGGGTCAATTGGTGCAGATGGTTTAGAACCACCAAACGATACTTCAGACTCATCAGAGTTACCATAATCATAACCACCTTTATCAGAATTCCATTTTGGAGTTTCACCTCTTGCAATAGATTCTAAGTACTCAACTGGTTTTTTAGAGTAAACATCTTCCCAAGTTAATTCATCGTTAATCCAACTTTCAGCAAGTTTTGAATCTTCGTGAATTGGTGCTGCATCATCATACATAACCGTTTGAATTACTGTATAAACAGCTCCCTTTGGAGTCTTAGCCTTAGTTAATTCTAAGATAAGGTCTCTACCTTTTTCAGGGTCAGCAATATCACCTTTATTTCTGTAGATAGGGATGATTTTGTCGTAGATACCTTCATTCTTGTAGTTAGATTTAAATCTCCAAAATTTAACTCCATCCCCCTCATTATCTCTATCGATAACTTTAACAATGTAAAATTTACGAGCCAAATAATTTGACGATAATTTTTTGTCCTCTTCTTTTCCTGTTTCACGAAGTTCTTCATAAACCTCAGTTAAAGGTGAGCGTTCATTGTCGTTTTTTCCCGGGTCATAAAATTTTTGGAATTTTCCATCCACTTGAATCTCGTGGTACCAAACTTCTTTAAATGGTGAAGAACCATCTGTTGTTGGTAAGATTCTTAATCTTCTTTGGCCTTGAGTTTCCTTATCTGGAAGGATTGCCGCGAAGTATTTTTTCATTCTTTCTTCTTGTGTAAATTTTGTAGTAGAAGAATTACTACCTTGTTTTGCTTTCTCGTATTGAGCCAAAACTGCGTCTAATGAATTTGTCGCCATAGTGTTTAAAATATTTAAAGGTTTATAAAAGTATAAGTGTTAAAGGTGTGTTTGTCAAATTGTTTTGTGAAATAAAAACGGTCCGAAGACCGTCTTATCTATCTAACTTGTTGAAACCCTGACGAACTATCGTCAAAATTTCTAAATGTTTTTTTAATTTCAACAGGTGAATAATCTTCAACATCATCTTGTGTTAAAACATATTCATTTTTTCCTGATTTTTCCATGTCCTCTTCTTTATCATCAAAAAATTGACTTAATTTTTGATTGAATGGTCCCGAATCTAAAGTTCTAAGTTCTAATTTTTCTTGAGGAGTTTTTTCTCTATATTTTTCAATCTTCGCTTCTAAATCATTCAATTTACTCATAATACCATCCATCTCACCTAACTTAGATTCTAAGTTATCTAAATGTTGAAATAAATTATCAAAATACTCTTCTTGTTTTTGTTCAACATTTTTCTGAGATTTTACTAAATCAGTAATATCCATTTCTTCAGTTGAACCCCCTGTTTTATCCCCTGTTTCACCTTCACCAACTTTTTCCACATCAGGGTCAGTAGTTAAATCAACCGGTTGTGGTCCTGCTGGAGCTTCAGGTGATGGTGTTACCATATTTGGGTCCATAGGAGCTGGAGCTCCTCCCATAGGTGGTAACGCATTTGGGTCTTCACCCGGAGGTGGTGGTAAAGTAGCATCTTGTTCTACAATATAACTATTAATTGAATTATATCTAGCAATCTCCTCTAAAATTCTATTATCTATTTTTTTCATTTTATCCGTTTAATAATTGTTTTACACCTGTTGTAGTTTCAACTTGTATTTTTCTATTTTGACTCATAGTGTTATCAACTCTTTCAATTAGACCATCTTTCATTCTAATTGTATAACAATCACCTGAATCTAAATCACATACTTGTTTTGAACCGTTACCCATATCTTTTTCGGTAGTACGGGTTTTTTTACCTAAGTAATTTTCTAATAATGATTTTGTATCCATAATCTTTTTTATATATAAATATCTGTTTATTTGTAAATGTTACTAATTTGGTGTTTTGTTATAATTTCCACTTATTGGGTTATAAATATTAATAGAATCCTGAACATTACTTTCAATTGTTGTAATAACTGTAGGATTTATTTTTGTATAAAACGAATCATCATACATTGAAGTTTCACCATATAATATTAAAAATTTTGTAATGTCTTTTGAATTAACACTTTTAATTTTTCCAACCCTATCTTTATATCTTGATATTAAAAATTCAACATTTTGAGTTAAACTAGTAAAGACGATATATGGTTTATTTTCATTACTACAATAATATTTTTTTGTCGTAAAAAATGATTCAACAGATGGACCCCAATCTTGTTTTAAATC